TTATAATCTCTTTTGGTTCTATCACTGGTAAATCGTTCATTATACTGTTATCTCCTTCTTAATGTTTAAATAACTAACCGCTACATCAAAAGAACTTGCGTTGCTCGATTGAACAGTTAGAGTATTACCGCCTTCAACTACCAAAGGTTGACTAAGTAATTCTGTTGTAGTGTTAGCAGTTAAAGCTGCTGATTTTATAGCTGTAATACTATTGTTTGTTACTGTTACTGTGGGTGTGCCTTCTGATGTAACTAATATAGATTTAATTACATATGTTTCACTTACTAAAGGGTTACCAGTTCCAAAAGGATTTATAGCACTTCCTGATGTACTATTGTCTGTTCCTGCAAACTTAAATTGATTAGCCATTAGTTAATAAAAAAGTTAAACGCTTCAACTTCATCTTTTAAATCTTCTTGAAACGTTGAGTTAAGTTTTTCTACAATTGCATCAAGATCTCTTACTTGAGCCTCTGCAGTTTGTAGATCATATTCTCTTGATGGTCTAGTTATTACTTGTGCAATTTTTGCCATTATCTTCTTCCGTCTGGTTGTGTATCTAATCTAAAAGTTCCTAATTTCCAACTTTGACTAGCCGCTATGTTTTCTATTTTTAATGCTATTGCTCTTGCTCTAGCACGCGTATCTATTTTTTGTGTAGCAGATGTAATATCAAAAGGTCCAAGTGCTGAACTAGCTGCTGTATCATTAGGGAAATTTCTTAAATTTAATGTTATTCTAGTTGCTCCTGTTTGTGATACAAAGTCAGGTATAAATCTTCTTATCTTCATTAAAAATTCACCGTCTCCTCTAAATGTTGCAACACCTGTAACTTGTCCTGTACCAGATGCTCTTGCTTGTGTTATATCAAAATCTCCTGATGTAATATTTGCAGTGATTGCAGTTATAGTTCCATTTTTATTTTGATCAGTCCCTGTTTCATGTTCATAGTATGCAGTTCTACCTTCTGTGTTGCCTACAACATCAAAAGATGTATCTGTAGCTGCATCGTATTCTAATGCATGTGGTAAACCAAAAACAGCAGAATCACGCCACATTGTTCTAGCTAAACTACCAACTGTCCATACTGGTCTTTGTGGTGATGAATCAAAATAATTATAACATACCATTCTGTTTACAACACTAGATCCTGTCTCTGGATAAAACCACATAACCTCACCAAATAAATTATTTAATCCTGCTGATACCATTTGATTACCAGATTCTAAATTTATACTATCATAAACAAAGTCCTCTACCAAACATGGTAGTGACTCTAATTTACCAGCATATCTAAAGAATCCATTTTCTGACATCCAGTATGCAGCACCATCAACTTCTACACATGCATTCTGTCCAACAAGTCCACAGTTAGTTCCAACTTGTGCGAACGCAAACGTAAATGGTTGACCAACAAAACGTTGTGTGAATAATGCTGTATCAGTCCAAACATAAATTGCATCTCTACCTCTAATAGCTCCTCTGATCTGTGATCCGTCGGCCAGTCTTTGTGTACCAGCTGTATTAGTTGCCGTAGGCACATATGTATTTATATCTTCTTGATCAGAAAATCTTATAAACATATCATCTTGTGTTGTTGTATCACCTATGGTTGTTTCTGTTCCAAAAAATACTAAGTGACGATCCGGTGTAGATACCAACATATGTCTTGATGCTGTTGGCGCGCCAGTTATAATTGTAGCTCTTGTATCCGTTGCATTTGATAAACTAGAGTCCCATTGAAAAACAGCACTATCATGAATTAAACAAATAGCTTTGTCACCAAAATTATCTAATGACCACATTCCTGGTTCAAGGACCAAGTCTCCTGATGCGGCTTCACCCCATGCAACATAGTCTGATGAGTTTGTAACAGTGTCTCCACTGTTGTGAGCTGCTCTTGTTGTATTTCTAACATTTCTTGTAATACCTGTTAAATCATTTCCTGATACTCCTGTATAAGAAATTTCTTCAGTTCCAACTAAAATAAAATTTGTTCCTGAACTTGGAAAGTTAGTAGTGCTTGTTAATGTAATTGAAGTTCCTGATCCACCAGTACCATTAGCATCATTTAATAATGCACCATTTAATGTTGTTGTAATAGCCGATGTATCTTCTCCACCCCAAGACCCTAATCCATAACCAAAACCTTGTGCTTGAACAGCTGGACCTACAGTATAATATTTTTGAATTCTTATTCCTCCTGATGTTGTGGCACCAGATCCACTTTCATTAGATGGCATTGTAATTGTTAGTGTTGTATTAGTTGGTGTGGTTACAACCATGAATTTTTTATCATCAAAATCAGAAGCACCAAAATTAGAATTAGTAATAGCTGAAAAATTATCCGCTAAAAAAATATCTCCAGGAGTCATGTTATGTGCACTGGAAAAAGTTATAGTTACAGTCGGTTGTCCGTTAGTTGTAGTAAATGCGTTTGTAAGAGTTGTTGTTGTTTGAATAGGATGTATATCATAGAATACACCCCCTGAATATGCATATAAAATTCTGTTTGTACCAATAATTGCATACTTTCTACCCAAACTATTAACAAAATGATGAAGCCCTCTACCAGCTCCTGTTAATTCGTTTTGCCCTGTTCCACCTAATTGATTCCAACCACCTATTTTTTCAGGAGTGCCATATCTAAATCTAACATTATCACAATCTACCCATTGACCCTCTGCGCCCGTGGGTGTGATTTGTTTATTAATACCTGGCTGAAATCCTATTTTTTGTAACATAACCTTTGTATAACAGACTATTTATGTGCTGTAAATATTGTCTATTTCTCTATATAGTTAATATTAATCAAAATACGCCTATCTTGATCAGTTTGACTGACTGCTCTATGTTTTAAAGAGGCATCAAATATAACTATTTTATTTTGCACAGACTCTACTTTTTCACCTTGTTCAAACTCGGTGTAACCATTATTTGTGTTAATATAGAATATAGCTGTTTTGTGATTGTATTTATTTTCTCCATCAGCATCATCTGTGTGATAACAAGACATGTAGGGCTCATGTTTTTTTACATATAAATTTGCTCTCGCAAACATTAAAGATTTAACATTATCTAATGAAAATAATAAAGGCTCCATGATGCTATCGTAATATCCAGATCTAGGTTGATTGTCTGCATAAAACAAATGAGAAAAATAAGGATCATCTTTTTTTTCTTTATTTTTAGTTTGAGAAATTTGATAGAACCATGCAAAATTAGAAGATGTAATTTCTTTAAATATTTTTTCAAAAACGTCCGGTAATAAAAAATTATCTATTGTTTTCATTGAGTTTCTGGTTCTGCTTTTACTGTGTAATTAGCTGCTATTGAAATACGTTCAACATCTGATTTAAAAGGATAAACTAAATGTCTAAGTGATGAAGGAAACATAAAAAAATCTCCCTCCTCAGGAAAAAATGATTTTTGATGTATACTATATTTTGAAGGCTCTCCTGATAAGAATTGTATACAACCTGGTCCTGATGCACTTCCAATATATGCTTTATTTTCTTTTTTTAATTCTTCAGGAATATCTAAAAACAATACACTAGAAAAATCACATCCAGTATGTATGTGTGGTGGATTAAACTCTCCTGCTTTCATATAATTAACCCAAGCAGCAGTTACAAGAATATCTGCACCTTTTTTAAAATTGTACCATTCTTTAGCTGCTTGATTAAAATCACTTAGATAAGGAACTATTATTTCTAAATAATCTCTTAACTCTATTGTATATTCATGTTCTATAATACCTGCTAAAGATTTTCTATGATCTAATTTTGGGTCCTTACGACAAATACTTCTAAGTTTTTTTAAATGACCTGGTAATACTTTTGTATGAAATAATAATGGACCCCAATAAAAAAACTGCCAACTCATATTTTTACAACCATTCTTTTACGTATTAGTTCTCCATTTAAATTTCCTTTATTATCTTTTCTAAACCAATCAGGTAAACCTAAATGAAATCTACCATCATATTTATCATGTTCTGTAAAAGTTCCTTTTTCATTATAATGTAAAAAAACTTGAACACAGTCTTCTCCTTCAAAAGGTTTTCTCCAATGTTCTAAATCACATCCACGATAAACTAACATGTCGCCTGGATTTAAATTAACTTCTATTCCTTTACTATTTGCTCCACCAGTTGGGTCTAAATAAATAGGATAAGGTTTATCAAAACCTAAAGCCATGGTTGTTGATATAGCACAACTAGGTCTATCTTTATGTCTTTCAAGTTCATCTCCTTTTCTATAAATACGAGTGTATGAATACATGGGTGCTAAATCTAAACCAGTATGTTTTTTCATAATTGGATGCATCCAAGCTAATAATGTTTCCATAGCAACATCTGAGTAATGAGAATATGTGCCTGGCACTTGATCATCATCCCACCGTCCCCATTCAGTAGTAGTATTATCTGCAACTCCATATTTAAACATTGTGTATGATACCTCTCTTTTTAACAAAAGATAATCAGTAAGAAATCTTGCAATTACTTCAGGAATAGCTTCTTTTATAATTATATATCTGTCTTTTTTAAAGTTCATGTTTTGTATAAAGGTATATAGTTATGTAAAAATTTATGAGTAAACTCATGATATCTTCTTAACACACCAACAGGTATAATATCAAATGCTATGGTTACTCTATGTTTTTCATTTAACCATGGTGAGCTTCTATGTTTGTCTCCATCTGATTTTCCAAAAACACATAAACCATCTTTACTTGTAATTCTTAATATATCCTTTTGATCAGGTAGTTTGTAATCTGTATACGAATCATGTTCACCTTCTGTATGAACACAATAAAAACCGTGGTATGTTTTAAACTCTCCTTCCCAATGATTATGCCAACCTATATTTTTTTCTTTTGCATATAAATTAACCCAACATCTTACATAATATTGTTCTTTTGGATCTATAATTTTATTAATACTAAATGAAAGAGTAGTATATAATTTTTGTAATTGTTGGCATGGAAAACTAAACAAATTATATTCTGTGTGATAATAAGCAGAAATACTACCATACTTGTTATCTCCAACAGCAGGAAATTTTTCTTTCAATTCTTTCTCTACTTCATAACAAGTTAATAGTAATCTTTTGTTATTTATGCCTGGATATTTAAACAACCATAAATAATCTTTTACAACGTTTTCTACTTCATAATTAGAATAATTATACTCCATACTCTAACCACCCTGTAATAATATATTTATCTTCTGTTAAAGGAGAATTACCTCTATGTGTATGAGTAAACCCGCTAGGCCAAATTAAACAAGTTCCTTGAGTTGGTTTATATCTTTTCTTAACATATAAAAACTCAGTTTCTCCACCTTCTTCTATATCATTTAAATAAACCGTAAAAACTAAAAGTCTATCTCTCGTAACTTTTGATTCATGTTCCGTGTGCCATACATGATAGCCTTCTCCTGGAGAAGTTTTTTGTAATTTAAAATCATAAATTGCATGTTTCTCTACCCTGTTTAATATAGAAAATTTAGATGCGTATTGATCATAAAGAGGAAAAAATATGTCACTAAACTCTTTCATAAAATAAAAAGGTAAATTTATAGATTCTAGATTATCAAACACAGATCCTGGTATGCTAACACTTTCATCAGTTATTTCGGTTTTATTTCTTCTAAAAGTTAAACCTGATTTTTTGTAAGTTTCAAACACTTTTATATATTTTTCACAAAACTCTTTTGAAAAAGAGTTTTCAAATATTCCTATAAAATTTTCTTCTTTCATTATACAAATGGCTTTCCGCAAGACCATATCACCAAACTATATCTATGTCCTTTAGTGATTGGTTTTACTCTATGATATAAGTGACTTGGAAATACAATTAATGTACCTGCTTTTTTAACTTCTTTACAATCTATTATTCTGTCAGATTCTTTTAAAGTAGGATTTGTACTATAAAATTCTAAACCACCTCCTTCGTACTCTGAAGCGTCATTTAAAGAAAGAATAGCAGATAGCTTTCTTATTTTACCGTGTTTATGTTTGTTTTCAGGAACATCATAAGGGTCATCCCAACAATCTATGTGCCAATTATAAAATTGATTTAGATTATATTCGGTAAATTGCATTGGCTCTGTATAGTCAATTTGAAAATTCCATTTAGTATTAATATTCGCTTTTGCCATCAAAGGTAATACTACATCATACACCCAGCTATCACTGAAAAAACTTACGTTTGAATTTCTAGTTTCTTTTTGTAATTCTTTTTCTTTTTTAGTTAAAGTCTCTTTGCCACTAAAATCACCAGTTCTACCTAAAAAAGTTTTTTTGCTTTTTCCATGTTCAATTACTTTTTTACAAAATTCAGAGGTAATTTGTGTATCAAAAAACCAATAAAAAAATTTTAAATTCATAACTTTCTATTAAAAAATTATTGGTACTATAAACGATTTTATAAAAATAGCAATATGTTAGCTAGACCAGTTTCCTGCTTTTATGTATGCATAGACATTTCCTAATTTCCAAACACCTGAAGTGTTTTGCAATACATTAAGTTCTTTAACTAATAATATACCAGATCCACCTGCACCTCTGCCTACGGGTGCTCCTCCAGGAGAACCGCCTGCTGCGTCTCCTTTTCCACCACCACCGGTGTTAGCTATGCCGTCTCCGTAAGATAAATTTGCTCCTCCGGCTCCTCCTGCTGGTGACCCAACGCTTCCTGCTGGCGGTCCACCTTGTGGCGGAAATCCACCACCAGATCCTCCTCCAGAATAAGATCCAGATTGTCCAAAATCACTAGGAAATGCAGGTATAGCTTTTCCTGCTCCTCCAGTCGTGCCTGAGCCTCCGCCGCCGGCTCCACCACCGCCACCACCGAGTCCAGTAGAGTCAGGAGTTGTTCCGCCTGCGCCAGCAGTACCAAAACCATATGTTCCAGAATCTCCAGGTTGATTTGGTTGAATACCTGGACCAGGAGGTCCACCGTTTCTTCTTCCACCACCGCCTGATCCACCCGGTGCTCCTTGGTGAGATCCTGTGTTAAAATAACTTCCACCGCCACCACCGCCTTTTGCGACTAGTGCAGTTCCAAAAGATGAATCTATTCCGTTACCACCTTGATCAGTGCCTGGTGCTGTAACAGGGTGGGGAGTAGATGGTCCGCCACCACCACCAATAGTGATTGTAGTAGCTGTTGCAGGTAAAGGATAAGATGAAGGTGTTAAAATAAGACCTCCGCCTCCTCCGCCTCCA